GTTAGGTAATATATTAGATTATTTAAAGGATAAACAAACGAAATTAGTGTTATACACTTATGATGCATTTTTGTTTGATTATAGCAAGGAAGACGGTAAACAATTATTAATTGACATTAAAGATATGATACAATACCCGATAAACATTAAACAAGGTAATACATATCACGGTTTAGAAAAACTATAAATATTTATGATGGAACAACCAAATGATTTTGATCAGTTGAATAAATTATTCTGCACATTTACTTCACCAGCAGATTTAGAAAATACAATAGATACTATTAATCGTAGATATTCTATACTATTTAATAAAATATTTGTGCTGGAATCACCTCAGAGCGATGAGTTGATATGTACTTACAATATCGATACAGGTAACGTAACTGCAACACCAATGTCTAACACTATATTGTTACACCGTAAAAAGGAGTCCAATACATTATATACTATCAATGCATTAAACACATTGATTAAGTCATTAAATAATGGAATGTTAGATAATAGGTTCATCGTTAATTGGCAGGATTATAGAAATAGTATACTATTAACTAATGGTCCTGACATCAGAAGATTAGATACTTCTATCCATAAAATAGTGGATTTCAACAAATAACAATATTTATTATCACAAATATTAATAAATGAAACAATATATCAACGAAGCAAAACGATTCCAGAAATTAGCTGGTGTAATTAATGAAGGTGAAGCTAAAATAACACCAGATAATAGAGTTAATTATCTTGCTCATACATTAGAAACCATTTGGCAAAGAGGTAGAAATAATAATGAAATTAATTATACATCAGTTGCAACCTCGTTAATCGAAGATATGTTCGGTTCAGATGAACAAAAAATAGATTAAATAAAAATCTTCTTAAGAAAGATTAAAATAGGTTTGGAAAAGCAAAAATAGAATCATAGATTCAAATATTATTGTGTTCATAGAACACTTCACATTTAAAACACGTTATTATGGACTTAAGCGTCATCAAGCAGAAGTTGTCCGCTTCTCAAAACAAAGGACAAAAACGAGAAAAAGTAGATTACAGCAAGATCTTCTTTAAACCGAAACCTGGTAAATACCAAGTTCGAATCCTCCCAAGCAAATTTGACAAATCAAACCCATTCCGTGAAGTTTACTTCCACTACGGTTTCTCTAAAGGACCGATTTTGGCATTAACTAACTGGAACGAGAAAGATCCTATCGTTGAATTTGCAAAAAATCTTCGTAAATCATCTGATAAAGAAGATTGGCAATTAGCTAAAAAAATTGAACCGAAACTTCGTTATTTCGTTCCTGTATTGGTTCGTGGCGAAGAAGAACAAGGCGCTCGCCTATGGGAATTTGGTAAATTAATTTACGAACAATTGCTAGGTATTGCTGCAGATGAAGATTATGGTGATTATACAGACATCACTGATGGTCGTGACTTTACAATCGAAGCAGTAGAAGATGTAGTTGCAGGTAGAAAAGGTGTTAAATGTAACATCCGTGTTAAACCAAAAACAACTCCTATTTCTGAAGACGCTACAGTGGTAGAAAAAGCACTAAATGAACAACCAGACATCTTTGCTATTAACAAACAATATTCATTTGATGAATTGAAAGATTTATTAGATAAATGGTTGAATCCAGATAGCGAAGAAGATACTGAGGCACCAATCGTATCTAAAGACGAAGAGGAAGAAGATGACTTTTTGGCTGAAATGAACAAACCAGCAGAAACATATAAGCTGGATACTAAAGCAACTAAAGCAAGTCCATCTGACAAATTCGATGATTTATTTAATTAATTAAAACAGTTATGGCAAAGGGAAAAAGCTCACTGAGCGAGGTAATTAGTACCTCAATCAACAAATCGTTTGACTTATCTTCGTTTAAGAAATCTAAATTTCTTGATCAAAGCGTTAAGTTCAAACCACAAAAATGGATTCAACTATCCAAAGCATTCCAAGATGTCATCTCATTACCAGGTATTCCTATGGGCCACATAACACTATTACGTGGCCATAGTGATACAGGTAAAACAACAGCAATGCTAGAAGCAGCTGTAGCAGCACAAAAAATAGGTGTATTACCTGTTTTTATTGTTACTGAGATGAAATGGAATTGGGATCATGCTCAACAAATGGGTTTCGAAATGGAACCAGTTGTAGACGAAACAACAGGTGAAGTAACTGACTACAAAGGATTTTTCCTATATGTAGATAGAGGTTCACTAAACACAATTGAAGATGTAGCAGCATTTATAGCTGATCTACTAAGCGAACAAGCACAAGGTAAATTACCATTTAATTTATTGTTCCTATGGGACTCAGTAGGATCTATACCATGTAGATTATCTGTTGAATCAAATAAGAATAACAACGAATGGAATGCAGGTGCTATGTCACAACAATTCGGTAACTTTATCAATCAGAAGATTATTTTATCACGTAAAGAAAACCAACCGTATACAAATACATTTGTTGCTGTTAATAAGGTATGGGTTGCAAAACCTAACTCACCTATGGAACAACCAAAAATGAAAAATAAAGGTGGGGATACAATGTTCTTTGATTCGTCTTTAGTAGTAACATTCGGTAACATTACAAATAGTGGTACTAGTAAGATTAAAGCAACTAAAGATGGTAAGGACGTTGAATTTGCTAAACGTACTAAAATATCAGTTGATAAAAACCACGTTACAGGTGTACAAACAAAAGGTACTGTAACAATGACGGTTCACGGGTTTATTGATGATGATAAAAAAGCAATTGATGCTTATAAGAAAGAACACAGTAAAGAATGGTTAGCTATCTTAGGAAGTGATTCATTCGATATTGTTGAAGAAGATGAAATGCAAGAAAACGTAACCGACATACCATTAGATGAAGAATAAATACGCAGAGCTCCTAGCCAACGTCAACAACAATCAACGTGGAGTCACAGACTCCATTTTGATTATTGACGGACTAAACACTTTCCTAAGATCATTTACAATGATCAACCACATTAATCCAGAAGGCCATCATATTGGTGGTCTAACTGGGTTTTTGAAATCAGTGGGCTACGCTATCAAAATGATAGACCCAACTAGAGTGGTTATTGTGTTTGATGGTGTTGGTGGTTCAAACAACAAACGAAACTTATATCCCGATTATAAAGCAAATCGGAATAAGAATCGTATGACTAATTATTCTATATTTAGTACTAAAGATGAAGAGTCTGAGTCAATCAACAATCAAATGTCTAGATTGATTCAGTATCTTCAACTACTACCAGTATCAATCATTTGTGTGGATGGAATTGAAGCGGATGATGTTATAGGCTACTTAGCAGGTAAATTTGAAAATTTTGATGCAACTAAGGAGGTAACTATAATGTCAGCGGATGGAGATTTTCTTCAATTAGTAAGTGATAAAACTAAAGTATATTCACCAACTAAAAAGAAAATATACAAACCAGCTAATGTATTAGAAGAATATCATGTGAGTAGTTATAATTTCGTTAACTATAAGATACTTATGGGAGACGCATCTGATAACCTACCAGGTATTGCCGGATTAGGCCCTAAAAAGGTGATTAAAATGTTCCCTGAATTAGCATCCGATACTCCAACCACATTAAATGAAATGCTGGATAAAGCCGCTACAAAAGTAGATGAGCATGAGCTATATGGTAGAATAATTGAACGAAAACATCAATTGGAAATCAATAGTAAACTAATGAATTTGAAAACCATTCCATTATCAGATGAGAATATACAGCAAATTCAGAATAGTTTTAAAACTACTTATCGATTAGATAAACATACGTTTATGCAATTGTACGTAAACGATTTATTAGGTGAATCTATACCTAATACTCCAAATTGGTTAAATCAAGTGTTTGCACCTTTAGATTTTGAAGGGCAAAAATAATATTTTATATTTAAAATAAGTTATGACACCAAAAGAAAAAGCAATTGAACTTGTAAATTATTTTACAACAATATTTCAAACTTCAAATATAGATTCATATTTTGAAGTATCAAAACAATATGCAAAAGTATGTTCTATTAAAGTAGTAGACGAAATAATAAAATCAAACCCATGTATATATAGAAAATTATCAGGAATTAGATATAATAAAAAATATTGGGAAGAAGTTAAACAAGAAATAGAAAAACTTTAACGACTGATTTAATTTCTTTAGTATTGTCATATATTTATTATAAATAATATTATGGTAATATATCAAACCACAAACCTTATTACTGGTATAAAGTATATAGGTAAAGACAAAAATAATAATCCCAATTATATTGGATCGGGTGCTGATTTAAAGATAGCTATTAAAGAATATGGCAAACATAACTTTAAAAAAGAAATAATAGAGCACTGTAGTGATATCAATCATCTTGTAGAACGAGAAGCGTATTGGTTAAATTATTATGATGCGGAAAATAACCCTGACTTCTATAATAAGACAAATAAACCATTTGGCAACTCAGGACTATCAGAAGAGACCAAACAAAATATAAAACAGGGATTAAAAAAACGTATGTGGGATCCTGAGTGGGGTAAACTAAGTGGACAGGCTAGAATAGGATCAAAACGAGATATAAAAAATGGAAATGAACATGGTAATTATGGTAAACCTAAATCTAATGAGCATAAACAAAATTTATCTTTAGCTAGGGTAGGCAAAAAACATAATTTAACTTGGCGTTTGAATATTAAGAATAATAGACAAAAATGTATAGAGGTTAAATCTAGACCTATACAACAATTAGATAAAAACAATAATATTATTAAGGAATATAAATCTATTACTGAAGCTAAAAATATAACTGGTGTAAAAGGTATACCTAATGTATTAATAGGATTAGCAAAAACAGCAGGTGGATTTATTTGGAAATACAAAGAAAATTATGTTTTTTGCATAAGATC